TGGCAAGAAAGACGAAGGTAGTCAAACGCACAAGATCGGCGATTACAAAGTCACCATTACCGCGAAGCTGACCCGTACGCTTGACAAAAGCGCATGGGCTAAGGTTGAGCAATCCATTCCTGAACAAATGCGCCCTGTTGAGTATAAGCCATCGCTTGACTTGAAAGGCTTGCGCTATCTCGAAGATAACGAACCCGACGTTTTCCGCTTGGTATCAACCGCTGTGACGGTTAAGCCTGCGAAGGCGTCTGTGTCGATTAAGGTTTAATCATGGCTATAAAATACAACGCATCAATACAAATAGAGCTAACCCCATCAGAAGCGCACCTTTTGAAAGGATTAGTTCAAAACGCTCCTTATGATGAGTCTGACAAGGTTAAAAAATGCTTTGAAAGTATTTTTTATAAACTGCCTGACTTTCAGGAGTTGATAAAATTAGAGAATGAGGAGAAATAACAAATGGCTATTTCATTAGACAGTATTGTCAAAACAAAACACAGCGCACCGCCGCGCATTATTGTTCATGGCGCTGAAAAGGTGGGTAAGTCAACGCTTTTTGCAAGCGCCGATGACTGTATTTTTATACAGACAGAGGACGGCTTAAAGGGTATTGACGCGCAAGCGTTCCCATTGGCTGAAAACCTAGAACAAGTATTTGATGCTATCCATACACTGCAAACAGAAGATCATCCGTTCAAGGTAGTTGTTATTGATAGCGCTGACTGGCTAGAGCGCCTAATTCATGATCAAGTTTGCCAAGACCATGGCGTTAAAACGATTGAGTTAGCTGCTGGCGGGTATGGTAAAGGTTACGCAGAAGCACTTAACTATTGGCGTCAAATCCTGTCAATGCTTGACGACCTGAACAGCCGTAAAGGCATGGTGGTGGCGTTTATTTGCCACAGCCGACTGGTGACGGTTCAAGACCCTGAAAACGAGCCTTATGATTGTTGGAAACTAAAGTTACACGAACTAAAGTCAGGCAATCAAGGCGCTTTATCACTGTTGAGCGAGTGGGCTGATATTATCGGCTTTGCCCGTAAAAAAGTATTAGTGAAGAAGCAAACCAGCGGCGATAAGCATCGAGCTATTGATGGCAAGCAACGCGAGTTGTTACTAGAGGGCTCACCGGCTTATTTGGCTGGCAACCGATACAACCTTTCGCCTTCTATTGCGCTTGAATGGGCTGCATTAGAAGAAGAAATCTCAAACGCATAAACTAACCAACCAAAAGAAGGAAATACCCATGAGTAACTTAGCTGGATTTAACGCCGCAGAAGTAGAACCGTCAACAGGTTATGATGTTATCCCTGCGGGCGAATACGAAGCAATTATCACGGATTCAGAAATGAAGCCGACGAAAAACAATAACGGCAGCTACCTGCAACTAACTTTTCAGTTGGTTGGCGGTCAATATGACTGTCGCTTTGTTTGGGCGCGGTTGAATTTGGATAATCCAAACGAGCAAGCTGTTGAGATTGCGCAGCGTGAATTGAGCGCTATTTGCCGCGCTGTGGGAGTTATGACCCCACAAGATAGCAGCGAATTGCACGACATTCCGCTTATCATTAAGGTAGGTATTGAGCCCGCTCGCGGTCAGTACAGCGAGTCAAACTCGATTAAGGCTTACAAATCAATTGGCGAAGGAGCTGCAAAATCAGCACCAGCAGCAACGGGCGGCGCTAAAAAAGCTCCGTGGAAAAAGTAACCTTTGACTTTTGAATTATAGGCGTTAGCGATAGCGCCTATCCTCAAGAGAAAAGGAGTAAGACCAATGCCAAACATAAGTAAGCACACTATTTCACCAACCATTCAGGCAATTTATAAGCACCGCGAGGACACGCAAGACAGTTATCACCGCGCACACTTAGGAGCAAGTCAGATAGGGCATAATTGCAGCCGTGCGCTGTGGTATGGTTTTCGTTGGGTTAAAAAGCAACATCATGCCGGACAGTTACTACGGTTATTTGAAACTGGACAGTTGGCAGAAGCTCGCTTTGTTGCAGATCTTAAATCAATCGGCTGTGAAGTTTGGGAGGTTGACCCTGACACGGGCAAGCAATTTAACATTAAAGCCTGTGGCGGTCATTTTGGTGGCAGTCTTGATGGTGTTGCGGTGGGTATTTTAGAAGCGCCTCATAAGCCGCACGTTGTGGAAATGAAAACCCACAATGACAAGTCATTCAAAGAGCTTGTAAAGGTCGGCGTTCATAAAGCCAAAGAGCAGCACTATGCACAAATGCAAGTCTATATGCGCCGTATGGATATTGACCGGGCTTTTTATATGGCAGTCAACAAAAACACCGACGAACTATACGGAGAGCGCGTGCGTCTTGACACTGAATACGCTGACCGGCTCATTGAGAAAGCCCAGCGCATTATATTCACCGATACGCCACCACAAGGCGTTAGCGATAACCCAAGTTGGTACGAATGCAAATGGTGCGACTATTTCGATATTTGTCACAACGGCGCATTGAGTGAGCGCAACTGTCGTACCTGTACGCACATTACCGCAGAAAAAGACGGCACTTGGACTTGCGAAAAGCACAGAAAAACACTATCGACAAGTGATCAGCGCGCGGGCTGCGGCGACCACCGATACAACCCTAACTTGATTAAGTCAACGCCTGTTGAAATGACAGAAGATGGCACAGTGATTTATGAAGACGGCTATAAGGATGATGGGAAATGCTAACCTTACGCGACTACCAAAAATCAGCCATCAATAGCCTGATTCCGTTTTGGGATTCAGGCAAGCATAACCCGATTGTCGTTGTTCCAACGGGCGGTGGTAAGTCGCTTATTCAAGCCGCCATGATTGATGAGTTTATGGATATTGACCCAACCTTGCGCGTTTTATGTTTGAGTCACCGCAAGGAATTGACCGAGCAAAACAGTGAAGAGCTTGAAGGGCTGATGAAAGGCATGGATCACAAACCTAGCATCGGTATTTTTGCGGCGAGCCTTAAACGTCGAGATTGGGGCTGCCAGGTTACGTTCGCGCAAATCCAAAGCATCGCTAAACACCTGCACAAATTCGACCCGTTCGACGTGGTGTTTGTGGACGAATGCCACCTGATACCACGCAGCGCCATGACGCAATACGGGTTAGCGATGAAAACCACCAAGCTGATGAACCCGCATCGAAAAATTATCGGCTTGACCGCCACGCCTTACCGACTCGATAGCGGTTGGCTGCACCGTGGCGAAGGCGCTATTTTCGATGGTATTAGCTACGAAATACCCGTCAAAAAACTCATTGACGATGGTTATTTAGCGCCAGTGGTAAGTAAACGCGGCCAAGCAAAAGCCGATCTAAAAGGAATTAAAAAGCGCGGCGGAGAATACATAGAGAGCGAAATGGCAAAGCGCTTTGATATTCCCGACCTAGTGAAAGATGCGTGCGATGAAATTATGGCGTATGGCGAGAGCCGCAACGCATGGCTTGTATTTGGCGCGAACGTCGAGCATTGCAACCACATTCACGAATACATGGTTGCGCATGGCGTTGATGCCCGCGTAATAGCTGGCAACGACCACACCGACAAAGAGCGCGAACAGGCGGTTGATGACTTTAGAAACGGAAAGCTGAAATGCTTGATCAACTGCGGTGTATTCACCACGGGCTTTAACGCGCCAATATGCGACCTTGTGGCAATCATTCGCGCAACGGAGTCAACCGCGCTTTATGTGCAAATTGTCGGCCGTGGAATGCGTACCTATCCCGGCAAAAAAGATTGCTTATTGTTGGATTTTGGAGAAAACGTGAAGCGCCACGGGTGCATTGATGCGGTCGAGGTTAAAATAAAAAGCGGCGATGGTGACGGCGACGCGCCAGTTAAAATATGCCCTGAATGCGATAGCTTGGTTCACGCATCGAGCCGCGAATGCCCCGACTGCGGTTTTGAGTTTCCAAAGGCAGACCCGAACCACCAATCAACGGCAGACGAAACGGACGCGCTAAGCTATCTATCGCCACCGAAAGAGGTTGAGGTGACGAACTGGTCATGGCGTCGGCACAAGAAAGCAGGAAAGCCAGATAGTGTGCGCGTGGATTACCATATTGGTAATTTGGTCAAGGTTTCTGAGTGGGTGCCTATTGAAAATCCGTTAGGGCAA